CTTCTTACTACTCATACCATAGAACTCAACATACTCCTTATCAAGGATCGTAACCTTTTCACCGCCTCCTTCTGTCGACCCTGCTAACATAGATCCGAGCATTACAAAATCAGCTCCTGCTCCAAATGCTTTAGCTACGTCACCAGGTGTAGTACATCCGCCATCGGCAATAATATGACCATTGAGGCCATGAGCAGCATCAGCACATTCAGCAATGCAACTAAACTGAGGATAACCTACACCTGTTTTAATTCTAGTTGTACATACGCTCCCAGATCCAATTCCAACCTTAACTACATCTGCCCCAGCTAATAGTAGCTCTTCGACCATCTCACCTGTAACAACATTACCAGCAAATATATTTGAGTCAGGGTAGTTATCTCTGACCTTTGTTACAAAGTCTACAAACGCTTGACTATATCCATTTGCAACATCTATGCAAATATTCTTAACTGTCACATGTTTACTAATGCGCCCAAGTTTATCGAAGTCATAATCATTTCTCCCTATAGTAACAGCGACATCGAATCTATGATCGGATCTGAGTGCTTCTATTAGAGAGCCTTCATCAATATCCTTTTTATAGCAGGTAAACAGGTTTAATGATGAAAGTGTTTCACCAACTTCTAACTCTCCAACGCCGTCCATATTGGCGGCCATAATAGGTATACCTTCAAAATATGAACCACCGTGTAGAAAGTTATACGACCTACGCAGATCTACATCTCTTCTTGATGCGAGTGTAGACCTCTTTGGCCTAATAAGTACATCATCAAAGTCTAACTTAAGATCAGTTTCTATACGCATTCCTTATTTATTATAAGGTATATTTTATAAAATCAACCTGATATTTGATCTCTAATCTCCTCAATAGTAACGTCTCCGCTTTCAAACCCTTCCGAAATCTGATCTAAGAACTTTCCAGCTAATTCAGCTAATTCATAGTCGTCCGTATTTTCTAGCAAATCTTTAATGTTATACAGAACGTCCCATAAACTTTCTACCTCTTTATCAAACTTTTTAAGAACAGCAGTTCGCTTCATATCGCTATTTATTTATACTAGCTAAAATAGCTTCCACTTCTGCCTTCATATAATTTATGTGATAGGAAATAAATCTATCATCGTTTAGATAAAAGATTACACACTTCCTACACCTCTTACCAGACATTTTTTCATAGAGATAAGCATACAGAGACAGCTGCAAACCATACAAATTAAATTCACAGTTATGAAGATGGCTTACAGGGTCTTTTAAACGTTCTGAGTAGGGTGAGCTAAATCTAAATCTCTTATTTGTCTTAAAGTCGCCGATTGTAAATTCGTTTTTATGTTCATAAATTAAATCTGCAGTGCCGGCAATGGCATGCTCTTCATTGTATAGTAGATTTTCACTTAGAACGGTTTTAAATGAGTCAACCGATCGTTCTACAGCTTTATCATATGACTTGCATAACCATCCCCACTCACCTTCTACCTCACCAAAATTAATATAATCCTCGAGCACTGCATGAATGTTAGTACCTCGTGAGCATGCCCTATTTTTTTCTGCCTCCCACATTTCTAATACCAACTCCTGTGATACTCCTTCTCTATCTGCTACTCTTTTAGAGTGGCCGTGTCTATCGAAGGGCTGTTTGAATTTACCTAGTAAAGTTGTTACAGATATAAAAGGCTTATCAGTATCAATATGGGTGTAAGTATGCGTGGGTTCGTCGAATTTGATCTTCACTATTTATTATTATACGGACATTATTATAAAATCAATAATAAACATACAACTCTATAGAACTCTGTGTTTTTACACATAAATATAATAACATGGAGCCGGAAAAATCCTTAATAAAAGAGTTTCTACAAGGAGGTTGGGTCGTGCCTTTAATCGGGGCAGGAGCTATGCTAGCGCGCATGCTATCTGCTGAAAACAACTACACTTGGCTCCAGCAACTTAAAAAAATATTAACAGCTGGTATTGCAGCTGGCGTTGCGTGGTTTATATTAGAGCAAACTGAGATTTCATCACTATATAAAGCTATTACATATGGTATAATCGGTGTAATTTCACCTGAGGTGATAACAGGAATAGTAAAACTAGGAAAGAGATTCGCAGATAATCCTGAAAAGGTTCTTAAAAAATGAAGCCCAAATACCTAGTTTACATTTTAGTGGCTATTATTGTAGCATTCGTCATTAGAGGCTACACTTGCGCAGAGGAAATGCGATGCTCGTTATATGCTATCGAGCAAGGTGGTAGTAAAGCAGTCGACTTTAACGGGTTAGGTGCATCTGTTGAAGGATTTAAGAACCATTTACTTCTATCAGGTGTCTTAGCTATAGTAATTGCAATTTGTTGCAGGCTAAAAGCGCCGAAGTAACATAAATATACATATGGGCAAAAAGATTACTCAGCTTAATGTAGGCGTAATACCATATACTGGGACAGAAGAAGTTGCAATGGTTGACGAAGCTCAAACTCGTCGAGCATCGCTAAGTTCAATTACAAATTATCTCTCTTCTGCTAAATACTGCACCGGAAGTACAGTCGACCGTCCAATAGCTACACCCTTAGCTAATAATTTCTTTCAAGCAACTCAATCAACAGTAGGAGACTTAAGCGCATCAGGTAAGCTTGCTATGGGTACTAGTACTACTGTTGGTGGTACCTTGGCCTCAGTAGCAGGTGGAACTGGAAATAGCGCCGCTGGTGGGTGCGCGGCTGTTGCTGGTGGTGCAACTAATACTGCTAGTGCAAATAATGCACATATTGGCGGTGGTAAGGGAAATTCAGCTGGTGGTGTATGTTCTGTCATAGGCGGTGGATGTGGTAACACTACCGGTCTTGGTGGATATTCTACAGTTGGTGGTGGTGATGCAAATACTGCATCAGGAGCCGGAGCAAGTGTTTTAGGAGGGTGCGGTGGTACTGCTAGTGGTGCATGTGCTACAGTAGGCGGTGGGAAACTAAATACAGCCAGTGGGGTTATAGATACTGTTGGTGGTGGTTATTGGAATACAGCTAACGGTAATTGTGCTACAGTAGGCGGTGGAAAACACAACCGAGCGTCAGCAGATTTTGGAACTGTAGCTGGCGGTCTTAGTGGATGCGTTTATGAAGAATATGGATTTTCTGGAGGTGGATTTGATAACTGTGCTAGTGCTAAGTATTCAGCTGTTGTAGGTGGCGGTAAAAATACTGCTTCAGGTTTAAGTGCATTTGTTGGTGGTGGATGTGGGAATACAGCTAACGGAAATAACGCTTCGGCAGTGGTTGGCGGAATGGCTAATACAGCTTCTGGTCTAAGTGCATTCATTGGTGGCGGGCTAAGTAATACTGCTGCAGGAATAGGTAGCGTGATTGGTGGTGGTCACTCTAACGAAGCTAGTGGTACCAATGCTGCTGTTGGTGGTGGTGATNNNAATACTGCCGGGGGTGGAACATGTGCTGTAGTCGGTGGTGGTGCTGGAAATGCTGCAGCTGGGAACAGTGCTACTATAGCCGGGGGGTATGCTAACTCCGTCACTGGAGTTGCGGGAGCTGTTGGTGGTGGTAATACAAACCTAGCTTCCGGTGCTTGCGCTACTATAGCCGGGGGGTACAAAAACTGCGCGTGTGGAATCAGTTCAACCGTTGGTGGTGGTGATTCAAACCTAGCCAAGTGTGCAAATTCAAGTGTTTTAGGAGGTAATAGTAATTGCGCATGCGGTGATTACGCCGTAGTAGCCGGGGGGTACAAAAACGACGCAACTACAGACTTTTCTTTTGTTGGTGGTGGTTGCTGTAATAGAATCTTAACATGTGGTGATACGATTGCCGGTGGTAAGGAAAACAGATCGGCTGGTGGTTGTGCATTTATAGGAGGTGGTTTGACATTATCTGCTAACAACGTATTTGATGTTGTTGGTGGTGGATGTGGTAACCGGTCATGTTCCGATACAACATACGGCGGTTACACATTTATTGGCGGTGGTAAAGATAATACCTCGTTATGTGGTGCTGGTATAATCGTTGGTGGTAGAGGAAATCAAACTGAAGGCCCATGGGGTGTTATTGTTGGAGGTAGCACAAATTTTTCCGGAGCAAGTGCATTTGTTGGCGCTGGACACGGCAACAAAGCATGCCAAGGTGCCTTTGTTGGTGCCGGGCGCACAAACTGCGCGCTTGGAAATTGCTCTATTGTAGTTGGTGGGTGTAACAGTGTTGCACGAGGCACCTACTCGAGTATAGTAGGTGGACACACACTATCTGCCGCCGGTAATTGTTCTTTTGTAGGCGGTGGAGAAACAAACTGCGTTGTTAATAACCACAGTTCTATAACAAGTGGACAATGCAACGTTGTCTGTGACACCGGATCATGTGCTTCGATTGTTGGTGGTTCGAGGCATAAAGCGTGTGCTATAAATTCACACATTGGAGGAGGTGATACAAACATAATAGATGGAACTGGGCATTATGGAGTGATTGCTGGTGGGCAATACGGCTGCATTAAAGCTACTCATAGTGGTGTTGCCAGTGGTCTTCGTAATTATGTTTGTGCAGATTATGGATTTGTTGGTGGCGGTCATGATAATTCCATAAGCAATACTGCATTTACCGGTTCCAGTATCATTGGTACAAATATAACAGCTATGTCCGGTTGTATGATGCATACAAATAGATTATGGCTTAGCGCAGATGAATGCGGATGTGGTTTACCAGTAAGTGATCCTAAAGTTGAAGGTGTAGTTTGGCGTAACGGAACTGACTTAAAGATCTCAACAGGGCCATAATAGGTATTGAATTTTACCAATTGTGCAATATATACAATGTATGGCTACTACCGTATTTCACATTGAAGGAGGCATTGGTAAAAACATTGCTGCGACAGCTGTTACAGCTGCATATAAAAAAGCTAATCCAAAGCGAAAACTTATTGTCGTTTCAGCTTGGCCTGAAGTGTGGGTTAAAAATAAAGACATAGCAAGATTTTATAGAATCGGTAACACTCCTTATTTTTATCAAGATGTTATTAAGGGTAAGGATGTAAAATTATTTGCGCAAGATCCATACAGACAAACTAACCACATCACAAAGAAAACGCATCTAATTGAAACATGGTGTGATATGGTTGGTGTAAAGTTTAATAATGAAGACCCTGTAATAAATTTTAATTTTAGAGAAATTGAAGAAGCTCGGACTTATATGAATGATTTTAGTGACGGTAAAAGACCGATGATGGTATTTCAACCGTTTGGAGGGCCGGGGAAGGACCACCAGCAACACCCTTACTCCTGGACTAGAGATATACATCCGGCTCAAGCACAAGAAATTGTCAATGGCTTAGCAGATAAATTTAATATTGTACATATATGTTATGAGTTTCATCCTAAGTTAGACAACTGTCACCGGTTTGAGAGAACGATTGGAAAGAAGCCATTGTTTGCAATGATTGCTCATGCTGACAAAAGGCTGTTTATTGATTCTTCTTTACAACACGCCGCTGTTCCTCTAAAGTTGCCTTCTGTTGTAGTGTGGGTTAACACACAGCCAAAGGTTTTTGGATACGATATGCATACAAATATTGTACCTAATGTCAAGCGTGATGAAGGTACAATTGATTCATACCTCTATGATTATGATTTTCAGGGGGTGATTCATCAATGCCCGTACGACAACATAGACGAGTTACACAATGTACCGGGTATAATTCAAGCTGTCTTAGATCAATAGTAAGAGCCGTATATATCTGTATCATTGACATCCATATCCATTACTTGGGTCTTAGAGTTGTCTCCAATATCATACGGATCATTTGCATTCGCGTACTGCTTCCCGTCCGACGCTTCCTGACCAAAGAGATCTGTAGACAGTATGCCACTAGCAGTGCTATCATAGATTTGCTCATTGACCGGCTCGCTAGACAATCCGCTTTCGAAAGAGTAGTTAAATCTCTTACCTCTAAGCCTATAGACATAATGTCCAAGTAGTGGGTTTAAGGTAGAAAGATCTTGATCCATTCGCTCAGTTATTTGAAACATAACTGAGCCTCTCTGATTTGGTCTATCACAACCTAGAACCTTTAAGTCGATTACATCGCCTGCTTTAGGCTCAGGTGATTGCGCAACAGCAGAATAGTCGAAGTATGCTGATGCTGTAGATTGGAATGTACTTATATGAACAAATGCTGTAAACTCGTCATCCGGATCAAATCCAAACTTAGATAAATTTACCGCATCGTCGGATAGCTCGACATACATTTGCATTCCGGAAAGAGGACCATGAAACTGTTTCCTATCAGTGGTATTGCCGAAATCTTCACCATACAGAAGATCAGCTGCTGAAAGATTAAAGGTGTTTATGTAATATTCTACAGGAATACCAAAATTATTAATTAGGTCGTTATAAGCCTGATCAAAGACTAATTGTTCCGCTTGTAGGTTATTTGGATTAACTAATTGCCCACAGGTTGGAATAGCTGTTGCAGCTAAAACATCTGCTGGGAGACAGTTTAGTCGATTATTACTACATGGAGGTGAATCCGGCATCTTACTTCTTTCTTAACATTCCACATGGGGTTCCTTCATTATCCTCAAACATTTCTACTTCAACACCAGAGTTACCGAGGCCGTTTGTTACTCCGGGTTTGTAATCTACATCATACTCAGCTAGTGTATTTAACAGAGGCTGTCCCATTAATTTTATTTGATGAGCGGATCCGTTTACTAAGTTACTTACATGCGGGCATTTGTGATTATGCTTTTTAGGTAACGTATTTAAATGCTTTTTTGTTAGGCCTACTCTGTTAGGATCTTTACCATTACGCATTTTAGGGTTCATGATAGGGTCACCCTGGTAGTATTCGAAAAATGTCTTAAAGTTTTCCGTATAAATGCTATCATAAGATGCAGAAATTATATCTATTAAATCACCAATAGCTTCTGTGTTTCGAAGTACCTTAAAAGCTAAATTCTCGATACTAAATTCGCCTTCACGTGCTAGTCCACGTTTACGCATTTTAGATATTTTCTCTTTTAACCGGTTCGCCTTTTCATGTAACTCTTTAGCGTCCGGTCCTTTGGCTGTTGAGATTTTTTCCTTTAATATTTGGATGTCGGTTTCAATCGCCCTAGCTTTTTTAAATACGTCATTAATGTCAATTGAAGGCGGGTCATACGATGGTTCAGTAATCCATTTATCATCTTTTAGCGAATAGAGACCGGAAGCTACATGCGGCTCATCTTTGTCTTGCATGTACATTTCAACATCATGCCCTCTAAGGTTTACGTTATGTCTAAGATTCCACACAAAGCGAGGCCCGTCTAATGCCTTCTTTACCAATTTTTCATCTTCATTAATATCCTTAAAGTCAATCAGTACATGAACATCTAAGTCAGAATATTCATTGTAATTGTAATTGCTGTTACTACCAGTAAGAGTAATATCATATATTTCCACCCCTTGCAGATCTAAATTATCGATAAAATCATCGGTTATAGACAAAAGCTTTTCTCTTATATCTGGGTCAAATTTTTTATCCTCAGACCAAAATTTTTGATTTAAAGTTTCGTTGTAGAACCTCACACCTATATTTATTAAAAAAGCCCGAAGAGGTGTACTCAACGGGCTTTTTATTATTGTTTAATTTTTGAGCGGCTTATTCGAAAGCGTTTTTACCGACTTTAAGGTTACCAACTTTGTTCTGCTTACCGTAGTTAATTTCTTTCGAAAGAGTCGATCCAGCATCAACGCCGTATCCACCACCATCTTTCTGTGCAGCAGCACCCTGGGTCTTTAAGTTACTAACCTTGTTATTTTTACCGTAGTTAATTTCTCCCTTAAGAGTCGATCCAGCATCAATGCCGTATCCACCACCATCTTTCATAGCGGCCTCTTCATCCTCTTCAAACTGTGTATCAGTGACTTCTGCAACATCAACATCGATGTCAACCTCAGTCTCTTGTTGTGCTAAAGCTGTTTGTAAGATATCAGCGAGTGTTTGTGCTAGTTCACCGGGAATGGTTACTGCGATTTCCTCTGGAACCTCATCTACAACCTCCTCAACGTCGGTTTCAATTCCGAGGGCTTCAAGCTCAGTAACATCTTCAGCATTTTCACCAAAGCTCTCACTGACCATTACCTTATTATAAAGTTTATCAAATACAGAAGTCTTGCTCATAAAATTATTTAGGCCCTCGCGTGCAATTTTCTCGTGTTCTGCTAAAATTTCTTCATCTTCTTCATCTTCTTCAGCTTCTTCACCCTTTTTACCTTTTTTTGCTTTTTTTTCATTATCCTCATCCTCATTATCCTCATCCTCATCATGATCTTCTTCATCTTCTTCTGGCGGTCCCACATTACCAGAATATGGCACTTGATCAAATTCAGGACCAGTTGGGTCAGGCTGTTGGTTATTAATACCTGGATCGTTGCCATCACCGTAGGTCAACCCACCAATATTATAAATGTTATCTTTTTTATCCTTATCAGATAGCTTAGTAATGTCGACAAGCGGTGGTCTCCAGCCGCCATCTTCTTGTGGTCCTCCTGTTTCTAGAGGAGCTTCACCAACAGCGCCGGCCGGGACTTCTTCATTAATTACAACTTTATTGAGCACATCTCCGTATGCTTTACCTAGTGACATCAAGTCTTTCTTATTTGACATGTAATTATTTATGCTAAGCATTAAATATTTCTGTGGCTAGACAAGATAATATGTTCTATATGGGTAATAAAAACTTACCCAATGTTAATTGGAAAGGTGAATACACTAAGCAACAAGTAAGAGACCTTAAAAAAGCTAGTGCAAACATACTCTACTTTGCTGAAAATTTCTTTCATATTGTTAACCTTGATAGAGGTAAAGAAAAAATATCTTTATACAAACCCCAAAAAAGAACTCTTAGAAAGATGAGAGATAATAGGTTTTTTGTTCTATTAGCTTCTAGGCAGATTGGTAAGTCGACTATGATGACCATATACATATTATGGCAAGCGTGTTTTAATAGCGATCAGCGCATCCTGTTAGTAGCGAACAAAGAAGCTACCTCTATTGAAATCTTCCAAAGGGTGAGAATGGCATATGAAGAGCTACCAAACTGGCTTAAGCCGCCTGTTAAAGAATATGCTAAGACATCAATGACATTAGAAAATGGAAGTAGGATAGGTATTACAACCACAACCGGTACAGCTGCTCGTGGTCAATCTGTGAACTGTCTTGTTATTGATGAGATGGCCTTTATTGAGCCTCACTTGGTAGAAGAATTCTGGAAATCCGTTTTCCCTATTATTACTTCCTCGAAAAACTCTAAGGTATTTGTATGCTCTACAGCTAATGGTACTGATAATCTTTTTTATAAATTATACACCGGAGCAATAGAAAATGAAAACGGCTGGGCCTATGACAAAATTAAGTGGGATGAGATACCCGGTAGAGATAAGCAATGGGCTAAAGCTACTAGAACCGCTCTTGGGTCTGCAGATGCCTGGTTACAAGAATTTGAATGTGAGTTTATTCACTCAGGTGAATCTACATTAGATGACGAACTGTTTGAAGAGATGATGGGTAAGGTTTCTAAACCAAAAATTATTCTCGACGATGGTCATTATAAACTATGGGAAGAGCCGGATGAGTCTAGACTATATGTAGCCGGGGTAGATATCTCTGAAGGTGTGGGTATAGATGCATCTGTTATTCAGATATTAGACATTACCGATATAAAAGATATTAAGCAGGTAGCTGTTTATAGAAACAATAAAA